GAAGTGGGGCCCTGACCAAGGCCAGAAGTATGGAAATATTTTAGGCGATTTCTTTGAAATAAACAAAGGTAAAGTAGGAAAAGGGAGACGTGAATCAGTGGAGCGTGAACTAAGAAACATGATTAGAGAAGAAATAATGAAATCTTTAATTACAGAAAAATTTGCATCGAAAAAAATAACAAATCTTTTTAAGTTAATGGATAGCAGAGATAGAAAATTCTTTGATGTAACTGCAAAGTCAAAAGGTTTTGCATGGTCAGATGTAGAAGATGAAAACGTAGGTACAGGAGCAAGTCCTTCTAATGATTATATGAACGTTTTTATTATAGATAACGCAAAAGAAAATCCATACAAAGTAGGATATGAATACGGCAGACTTTCACCAGGTATTATAGGTATTACAATAGGTAAAAAATCTATGTACTGGCCAAAGCAAAGATATTCATCACCAAATGACAAAATTGGTAGTCAAGGTAAAAAACTAGATAATTACAAAAGATATAGCGAAGTAGCTGATAGAGTAATTAGCATTGCTTTATCTGATATACCTTCAGCAAAATCAAAACAAGCAGATAGAGTAGCTGCAAAGCAAGGAGCTACTGCTCTTATGTCTGCGACAAAAATAAAAGACCAAAACGTTAAAAGATACAGAAAGCTTTTACAAGCTAAGGTAATGGCAAAAGGTCCTGATGCATTAAAGAAAATGTTAGATGATGCAACTGTATTGGTTGAAAAAGTATTTAAGTTTACTACAGACATGCTTAAACAAGGTATGTATAATAGAGGCTGGGATTCATATCAAACAATATCAAGCCAATATGGTAATATGGTTAATGCATATGAAAACTATGTAAGAGAGGCTGCAGCATACGCAAAAGACCAAGGTACTGGAGAACTAGATAGTTGGAGAAAAGATTATGTTGCATCAAGAGCTGGAGAAGTAAAAGGTTACTATCAAGAGCTATTGAAAAAATCAAAGCTTGTAATGGACAAAAAGAACTATGCAAAAATAGTTAAAGAGTCAATTACAGAAGCTAATCCAGATGGAACAATATCACCTGACGAAGATAAGAAAAGAGCAATGCTTGTTAAGGCTTCAGTTAATAATATGAAAAAGTTTGTTAGCGACATTCAAAAACAAGCTGATAAGATTGGTGGTTCATTTAGAAGTCCTGGTATTAGAGCAGAGGTTAAGAAAGCAATTAAAGGTATATTTGATAACCTATAACAAATAAAAAATAACAATTATATAAAAAGTCCGGTGTATGTTTTCATATGTCGGATTTTTTTATTATATTAGATATAAATTAAGTTATAACTAAATTATAAGGAATTATGAAAAAAAGATTTAATAATCGTAAAAGACTTGCAAGACACGACTTTTATTTACCAGGTTGTCCTGAAGGAGTAAAAGTACCTGACTCAAGTCCATTTGCTTTAGAGAAAGCAATGAAGTATCTTAAAAAACAACTTAAAGATTCAGATAAGATGTTAAGATATAAAGCAAAAAAAGAGTATATAAAACCTACAACAAAGAAAAGAGAGCTTATGAATGAAGCCAAAAGAAAAGAGGCTTACAGACAAAGAGTATCTCAGAGAGTTGAAAAAGGCTATGTTTGGACAGCAATGACTAAATACGGCGCAATGTAGTAAACAATACTTACAATATCTTAAGAAAGAGGCAATTTTTAGCCTCTTTTTTAGTTTTTGAATATTTACATATATATTTATATAAACAATATAATATGCAAAAAATGTATTATCTCTTATATAATACAGCATATCAAACAAAATCCCTATTAAGGTTCCTAATAACCTTATTTCCCGAACAATTTATTAAAGGAGAAAAATAATGTCAAAAGACTTATTAAAAGAAGCTATTGCTGACGCAAAGGCGGTTCGTTCAACTGCAATTGCAAATGCTAAACTTGCTTTAGAAGAGGCATTCACTCCACGTATTCAATCTATGCTATCAAACAAAATCGCAGAAGAAATGGATGATATGGAAGAGACTGAAGAAGATGCTATGGAAATGGCAATGGACACAGACGAAACATACAAAAACGAAACTGACGATATGGATGAGATGGGTGATATGGAAGAAACTGACGAAGTTGAAGAAACTGAAGAGTTAGAAGAAACTGAGAAAGAAGTTGAAGAAACTGAAGACTTAGACGAGGCTGACGAAATGGAAGAAACTGATACTGAATTAGAAGAAATCATCAAAGAGCTAGAAGAAGATGAAGACGGCGAAGAAGTTAACGAGACTGAAGAAGTTGAGGAGACTGAAGAGCTAGAAGAATCTGAAGAAGAAATGGAAGAACTAGACTTGGACGAAGTAATCAAAGCATTACAAGAAGAAGACGAAGTTGAAGAAACTGAAGAACTTGAAGAAACTAAAGAAGATGAATTAGAAGAAGCTTACAATGTAATCAGATTTTTAAAATCTAAAATCAATGAAGTTAACCTACTAAATTCTAAACTACTTTATTCTAACAAATTATTTAGAACTAACAACTTGTCAGAATCACAAAAGATGAAGGTCATCGAAACATTTGATAGAGCAAATTCTGTAAGAGAAGTAAAACTAGTTTATTCTACGTTAGCTGAATCTATTTCAGGATATACTCCAAAGAAAAAATCAATGAACGAAGGCTTAGCATCAAAAGCTGTTGCGTCAACAAAACCATCTAAAGATGTTATTGTTGAATCAAATGACTTTGCAACTAGAATGCAAAGGTTAGCAGGTTTAAAATAATATTAACGACAAACAAATAAGGAGACTTAAAAATGTCAACAAACATTAACAATTTATTACAAGATTCTCAAGCACAATTTGCTGCTCAGAGAAATCAAACTAAAGGTCTTGTAACTAAATGGGAAGCTACTGGTCTTTTAGAAGGAATTGGAAAAGAGTATGACAAACACAATACTGCAATTCTTTTAGAAAACCAAGCTAAACAACTTATTTCAGAATCTAATGCTATCGAAGCTGGTACCAATAGAGAAAACTGGAATGGTGTGGCTCTTCCATTAGTAAGACGAATCTTCGCTGAAATTTCTGCAAAGGAATTTGTTAGCGTTCAACCAATGAATTTACCATCAGGATTAGTATTCTGGTTAGACTTCCGTTATGCAGGTACTGCTGGTGCCGGTAAAGGACGTCATGCAGTAGGTGATTCACTTTTCGCTGCTTCAGGAAAAGATAAAGCAGATTTAACTGGTGGACTTTACGGTGCATTCTCTTCATCATTAGTTGGTGAAGCTGCTGGATTCTCATTGAACAAAGTTAAATTAGCTATCTCAAACTCTGGATACTTAAACGCTGGTGTTTTATCACTTGCTGAATTAACTGGTTCATCAGTAGTAACAGATGTAGACTATGATTTAGCTGGTGCTTTCTATGTTATCTCATCTTCAGGTGCTGTATTTACTGCGTCTGCAATAAGTGGAACTGATATAACATTTAATCTAGCTACAGGTGCTGGAACTGCTTTAGCTTTACCAGGAACTGCTGGAGACTTATACTACTACAAAAACACTACTGATGCTACTAAGAGAGGTGATTTTGAAGATACTGTACAACCAGAAATCGATGCTTCTACAGGTGATTTAGAAATTCCTGAATTAGATGTTCAATTAACTCAAGAGGCTTTAGTTGCTAAGACTAGAAAATTAAAAGTTAAATGGTCACCAGAATTTGCACAAGACTTAAATGCTTATCATTCAATTGATGCTGAAGCAGAATTAACGTCTATGCTATCTGAATACATCTCAATGGAAATCGATTTAGAAATCTTATCAATGCTTACGTATGCTGCTAAAAACGACGGATTCAATTCCAACTTCTTAGCTGCAACTCCAACAGCTGGTGAGAAATTCGGTGACGCATTCGGACAGTTAGGTATTGCTATGCAAGCTATGTCAAATGCAATTCACAGATCGACTATGAGAGGTGGTGCTAACTTCGCTGTATGTTCACCACAAATCGCTACTTACCTAGAGTCAATGGCAGGTTATACTGCTAACACTACTGGTGAGGCTGCTGAATTTGCAATGGGTGTTTCTGCAATCGGTTCACTTTCTAATAGATTCACTATCTACAAAAATCCATACTGGACAGGTGATGATATCTTATTAGGATTCAAAGGAAACCAATTCTTAGAAACTGGTGCTGTATTTGCTCCATACATTCCGTTAATCATGACTCCGTTGGTTTATGACCCAACTAACTTTACTCCACGTAAAGGTGTTATGACTAGATACGCTAAGAAAGTTGTAAGAAACGACTTCTACGGTGTTATCACAGTTAACGATAATGCTTGGTCAAGCTCATTCGGTTTACCTGCATAATCTAAATTAGATTAATTATATTATTAAAGGAGCCACTTAATTGTGGCTCTTTTTTTATGTCTGCATATTTATAGTAAATACAATGGAGGTTTATTATGGCAAAACAAAATATAGAGAAAACACCACCAAAAGGAAATGTTAAATTCTCAATCACATTATCAGAAGAACAAAAGGCAGCAAAGCAGGCAATGCTACACCATCCTTATAATTTTATAGTAGGAAAAGCAGGTAGCGGTAAAACACTTTTAGCATGTCAGGTAGCATTAGATATGTTCTTTAAGAGAATGATAAATAAAATCATTATAACAAGGCCAACAGTATCTACAGAAGACAATGGTTTTTTACCTGGTAGTGAAAAAGAAAAAATGGAACCGTGGTTGGTACCTATTCGTTCTAATATGAGAAAGGTATACAATAAGCCAATGATACTAGAAAAAATGGAAAACCAAGAAGATATAGAGCTAGTATCACTTGCACACTTTAGAGGTAGAACATTTGAAAATTCTGTTGTAATTGTAGATGAGTTTCAAAACCTAACAAGGTCACAACTAAGAATGGCGCTAGGCAGGTTAGGTAAAGGTTCTACAATGATATTTTGTGGAGATAACCAACAAATAGATTTAAAGGATAAAAACTATTCAGCAATACATGATATAGCAAAAATTGCAGATTCAGAATATGTATACAAACGAATACTATTAGACAACCATAGACATCCAGCAATAGACGAGGTATTTGAAAGACTAATGGGAATGTAAAAGAACTTAGTACTTGATATTTATATAAAAGTAAAATAGGGAATACAAAATGGCAAACATAGCAATATATGACGGAGCAGCAAATTCAGGTTCAGTATCAGGAAGCACACCTTTTGGTTTATATGATACAGATTTAACATATCTTACTGCATCTGCAAATACAGCTAATTGGTGCGCTAAAAGATTAGGTTACCCTGTTACAGATATAGAAATACAAAACATACAGTTCTTTGCATGCTTTGAAGAAGCTGTAACTGAATACTCTGCACAAGTAAATAGATTTAATATAAGAGAAAATTTATTAAGTGCACAAGGTAATTCTACAAGCAAAGACTATACTCACAAATTAATCGACCCTAACTTAGGTAGAATAATAGGTTTGTCAAAGCAATATGGCTCTGAAGCAGGAAGCGGTGGTACAGTAGATTGGAGAACAGGTCATATAGTTACAACTGCAAGTCAACAGACATATGATTTAACAACTGTGCTTACAGGGTCAGATGGAACTACAGAAACAAATGATATAGAAATAAAAAAGGTATTTCATGAAATAACACCTGCATCAGATAGACACTACGACCCACAATATGGTGCTGATTATACTATGAACTCATTTGGCTGGGGAGGAACAATGGTAGGTGTACAATATTTAGCAATGCCTATCTATGATGAATTACTTAAAATACAGCAGACTGAATTTAACGACCTTGTTAGAAAATCTGCTTATACATTTGAAATACAAAACAACAAACTTAAAATACATCCTATACCGGCAAGTACTCATAAGTTTTATATACAATATATACACACATCCGATAGAAATACATTAGTCACAGCATCTGCAGTTTCTGACTATTCTAACATGGGATACGGTAATATGACATATACAAATATAAATGAGCCAGGTAAACAATGGATAAGAAAATATACACTTTCATTAACTAAACAAGTACTAGGTTCGGTAAGAAGTAAATATTCGTCAGTACCTATTCCTGGAGCAGATGTTACTTTAGATGGCGATACAATGAGAGCAGAAGGTATTGCAGAAGCTGAAGCATTAATTGCTCAACTAAGAGAAGACTTAGAGGCAACGTCTAAAAGAATAATGATTGAAAAAGAAAGCGAAGTAAATAATTTTCAACAAGAGATGCTTAATAAAGCACCGCTTAATATATACATAGGATAATATGGCACTATTTGGAGGCAGCAGAGATATAAGTCTTTTTAGACATTTAAACAGAGAGTTGATTAACGAAATCATAGATACTCGATGTGATATCTTTAAGTATTCAATATTTGACACTAAAGAAAATTTATATGGTGAAGCTTTAGCAAAAGTATTTAAGCCTGGTGTAAGAGTTGCAGGTTTAATAGAGCAAGAAGGAAAAGAATATACATCGGAAGATATAGGCTCTGATTATTCAAGACAAATTAAATTCTCGTTTTTAAGAGACGACTTGGCATCTTTAGAAATAGGAGATACTCAAAATACTGAAAATCCAAATGAAAATGCACAAAATGCAAATGTATTCTTTGAAGTTGGTGATGTTATATTTTGGGATGGAAAATATTGCGAGGTAGACGAAGTAAGACAAGGACAGTATCTATTTGGAAAAAATCCAGATACAGATAGCAATGGTGGAACTCACGGAGCAAATTGGTCTGTAATAGTTCAAACACACGAGATGAGAAGAAGTAAAATCAATACACTTGAAAATGTTAGAGCAGGATATGACGAGCATATTCTAAGTACAAAAACTAAATTAGACGAACAGAGAGGCGGACTATATGGCTAGTAACGAAGAAGCACAAAACGTCGATAGGTCAAATCAGATACAAAGAGACGATAATATAAAAAACTTATCTGTAAGTCTTTATGATGTTGATTCGGTAATTAAATATTATTTTGACAATGTAATACAGCCAAGTGTTATTGAAAACAATCAAAGAGTAAATGTACCTATAGTATACGGTTCACCTGAAAGATGGAAAACAATACAGAAAACAGGAATATATAGAGATAAAAAAGGAAAAGTTCAGTTTCCAGCTATAGTATACAAAAGAACAAGTGTAGAAAGACGTAGAGATTTAGGAAGCAAAGTAGATACAAATAATCCTTTGTATTATGGTTTTCAAAGAAAATATACATCAAGAAACAAATATGATAAATTTGATTTGCTAATAGGTAGAAAACCTCAAACTGAATTTCACAATGTTGTAATACCTGATTATGTAAAGCTATCATATGATTGTATTATATTTACAGAATATTTAGAACAATTAAATAAGATAGTAGAAGATGTAAATTATGCTGCAGACCAATATTGGGGTGAAGGTGACACATTTAAGTTTCTTTCTAAAATTGACAGTTTTGATATTGAATCTGTTGCAAATCAAGGAGAAGACAGACTATCGAAATCTACATTTACATTGACAATGAATGGATTTGTAATACCTGACAATATACAAAAAGCAATGAGCAACTATAATCCTAAAGATTATGGAAAAGTAAAAATAAATGTTAACAGTGAAACAGTTTCGTCGTTAGAGGATATAAATAGAAATCAATCCAGAGACGAATCTGAATTTTAAATAAGTTATAAGGAGAATAAAAATGGCTAAAGAAAGCACAAAGTTTACAGAAGATGAAATGAAAAAAATCAAAGAATTTAAAGGACTATATGATACAATGACTATAAGAATGGGACAGGTATCTGTAGAACGAATGGTTCTAGATAAAACAGAAAACGATATAAAAACAAAGTGGAACGAGACTTTAGACAGCGAAAGAGAGTTTGTCGACAGTCTTTCAAAAAAGTACGGACAAGGCTCAATAGATTTAGATACAGGCGTTTTTATGCCAGCAAATTAAATACTTTTGAGTTTTAATCAATATATTTATATTAGAATTGGTATGACCACGACAACTAAATTCTTATTATAGGAGATAAATAAATGGCTGAAAAAATAATTAGCCCTGGTGTATTTACAAGAGAAAATGATTTATCATTTGTTCAGCAGGGAGTCGCTCAAATAGGTGCCGCAATAGTTGGCCCTACAGTAAAAGGTCCTGCAATGATACCTACTCAAGTATTTTCATATTCTGAGTATCAAGCATTGTTTGGAGATTCTTTTAAATCAGGTAGTAATTACTATCAATACTTAACGTCTATTACGGCAAAAGAATATTTAAAACATGGTGGCCCTGCTACTATTGTTAGAATTCTAGACCCTGCATCTGCTGCAAACGCGTCTGCAAGTACTCACTTACAGAGAACTTCAGTACAGGCTGTATTACCATCAGGTTCAGTTACTTTACCTGCACAACCAGCTGACGGTAGCGAATTATATTATACAGCATCAAATGGCTCTTTTTACGAATTTAACTTTGTTGATACACCTGTACCACCAAATAATACTTCGGTAACACCTGCACAATATTATGTTGAAATAGGTGCTGACTTAGCTGCTACTTATAACAACTTTATTGCTGGTAACGGAACATCATTTAATGCAATAACAGGTGATACAGCAGTTTCTAAATCTTCTGGTATATTAGAATTCAGTGGTTCAGCTGCTGTTTCTCAAATAGATGTTACTGGTTCAGCCAACGTTGCTGTAAACTTAGAAACAGTAAACTTAGTAGCTGGTGTATCTGCATTAGCAGTAAAACCTGGAGTTGCAGCATCAGGCTCAACATATGCATCTTTTACAAAATCATTTGATGTAAAAGCTCACACTGATGGTGAAATTATGAATAGCCGACCAGGTGATTCTGATACTACACTTAAGGTTCAAGCAAATGATGTATTTGTTTCTGCATCTCTTACAGGTGTTGGTACAAAGCACGGTACAAAAGAAAACTTAAGATGGGAAGTTACAAATGTAAATGAGAAAAAAGGTACATTTACACTATTAATTAGAAGAGGTAACGACTCAAGCAAGAGAAAGGTAATTCTTGAAACATGGAATAACTTATCACTTGACCCTAACGAAAAAAATTATATTGGTGCAGTAATTGGTACTCAAAGACCAACGGTTGGAGACGCAACATCTGCAAATCCATATATACAACCAAGCGGTAATTTTAAAAATCGTTCACAATATGTTTATATTGATGAAGCTTCTATAT